CTTGGATCCTGTCGTTGTGCAGCAACACGTTCACCAGCCTCAAGTCTTCTTTGAGTATCTTTCTGCCTTTCTTCCGTTAATCTTTGTAATTCTGCTTGTTTATCTGCTATTTGTTGACCCAATTCGGTATCTTTGAGGAATGCCTCGGCTCTCGATGGTGCCCTTGAAACTTTTTCCGTCTCTGCTCCTGGTGTTCCTGTTGCTGATTGTCCAGAAGCAGCGCGTATTTGTGCTTGTCGAACTGCTTCTGCGTGAATTGCATCTCTGTTGTTTGCTATGAAATTTTCTGGCGATGATGTATCGTATACAATTCCAGGAACGACAGATGTTGTAGGTATTGTCGGTGGAGAAGAAATTGCCGTTTCTTGACGACCAGGAAACGCAGAAGCAGTAGCCGTTTCAACAGGTGTAGCAGTATTTCCATTTTCAAGCCCTGCAAATAAAGTTTTATAGTAATCCATTTTACTGCCACTTATTTCATCAGTTGCCCTTTGTGTTTCATACATTTTATTATATAATGCTTCTTCCTGGGCAGCTAGTTCTGAGCCTTCTTCAAATCCATAGACATTCTCATCACCAAATTTTCCAGTAACTACATTCCGTTTGTTTTTATTTTCCCTTTGAAAATCATAAACTGCTTTTTCTGCCTCTAGTGCAGCTAGTACCTCTGGAGGTATGGACTTTCGTGTTATTTCTGCTGCTGACATTTGAGGAGGCTGACTGGCCGTAGTTCCAGAATCAACTGTTGGTGTAACTGGTGCAGATGCTTCCAAAAGACCTCTTTCTTCCATTGCAGGTCTTAGTGCAGGATTTACTCTAGCTAGTTCTTCCCTTTGTTCTGGCGTCATTACTGCTGCTGATTGCATCAGAGGTTCAAGGGTAGCAGGGTCTGCTGCTAATGCTTCTGAATTTTCATTAATCGGCGCAGGTTCTGGAGCAGCAGGTGGAGTAGTTTCTGCTGGGGGTCGTTCTTTTATAAACTCATAGACAGCATCTGGTATAACTTTACCAAACCAAGAATCTGGGTCTGGGAGTATTGCTCTTATCGCACCTCTTATAAGATCTAAGAATTTTTCACCTATCATCTTATAGACATCAGCGATTGAAAACAACCCCGTCAACATTTGAGAAAAATCTACAGTGGTTACTCTTTTAAAAAGTCCCACGAAGAAATCCTTAACTCCTAGAAATATCGATTCAAAACCTTCCATTATAGCACTAAATATATCCTGAAAGGAAAACGATTGAAGCATTTCCGCCAATCCATCAAATCCAAGTTTATCTAGAATCCAAGCGACTAAATTTTTGCCCATATCAACCAAAGAAAAGACTATTGCATTAACAATATCTGTTATAGCTTGAAAAGCACCGGATATAACTTTATCAAAGAAAGACCCAGTTTTCTCTTTAAACCCATCAATAAAACCAGTAATTCCTTCCCATATTCCAATTATGGCAAGGAAAACAACATTTAATCTTGCGAAAACAGAACCTATTGCCTTACCGAAAGTAAAAATTTGCGTTTGCGTTCCAATTCCTACAAATATTTTAGAAAACCCCGACAGTACTCTGCTGATTAAACCCCCGCCTGATCCTCCGAAAAATCCAAGTGCTTTCATTCCTTCAGTAAACGACTTAAAGGGGGAAATAATAGCACTCAAAACAGATTTAAATGCTCCGAATACTGTTTTAAGTCCGCCGAAAATTTTGGATAATCTTCCTCCTCCGCTAAACAAACCTTTAACTGTGTCTGATATCATTTTAAAATTCATAAATAGCGTTAATACTGTGGCGCGTATGAAATTTCCTACTTTTTTCAATGCCGTTACTACTCCGGGAATCATTTTAAAAAGTCCAGCAATCTGCTCTAAAGTGGCAGACAGATATCCAACTATTGTACCAGCAGCAAGTGTAAGTTTAGCAAGAAATCCAAGAAATCCTCCTTTCTCCAATTCGCCTTTTATATTGGCCTTTTCAGTTTTAGGTATTGGTTCTGTTGATGGTTTTTCCTTTTCTCTTTCTCTTTCTAGCAATTTCATATTCAAGGTTTCTTGCATAGTTAGAAATTCATTAAATCTAACTACAAGTTTTTCAATTGCAATAGACGTATCCTCTTGAATAGATTTTTGTTTTTTTAATTCAATGACTACATCAGATAGAGTTGCTATGGCCATCTTTTATTTCCTTTGATCTCTTAACCTTTCGTTTTCTTCTTTTATATAATTCATCAAAAGAGCGATATATATTTCCCTTTCCCATGGCATCATATTATCCAGTTCTGTCAGAGAATAATTATGATGTTGCATCATTGCAAAATTGGTTTGGTAGTAATTTGCCAAATTATCATGAGAAAGGCATATCAGAAAAAATCCGCTATACCTCTCAATACAATTCCATTTTCCTCTTCACATTTTTCGCAATTATAACCTATATCGTGTTTTATTGCTGGCATATCCTCAAAAAATTTCATTATACTGGACAGTTGCCCAGATGTTAATGAGTTTACAAATTCGTCTATTTCTTCAGCACTCTCATTTTCCATATCAATTCTTTCGTCTTTGGCATGAACTGCTTTAATTGATTTTGCCATTAATGCTAGTGCTTCGTTTGCATTTAGAGTTCCCTTCTCTATAGTGTTTGATTCTGAAATCATAGTATATGAAGGATATATCATTTCTATAGAAACATCATTTGTCAAATTTATGATATTTCTTTCATCTGGAACTTCACACTTTATGTCTTCCAGATTAATTGTGAACTTTTGAACATTCTCGCACTTCTTACATTTTAAATGAATGTCACTCGTTTCTCCCACAGATTTCATTCTCAATTGCATGAAAAGATATTCAACGTCAAACATAGCAAGTTTTTTAACATCTATTTCTTCATCGCAGCAAGCTTGAATCGTATCAGTAATAGCAGATAGTCCTTGTTTGGGATCTTTCGATTCAAAAGCAACCATCAATATTTTTTCTTCTTTTACGAGATACGGTCTAAACTTTTTTCTTTCCTTTGTAGATGGAATTGTTATATCAAATTTTATAGTATCATTAAGTTTTGGTAATGCCATTATATTCTCCTAATTAATGTCAATAATATATCCAGTTTTTATAACTGAAAGAAACTGTCAATTCAGATATCGCATCCAATTCATTGCTAAATGAAATATCGTTCATTGTAGTTGGATAACATTTTTGTAATTCTACTCCATATATCGGAGTTTGGTGTAAATATTTATCCCTTGTTTTTTGCCATATTTTAACACTTTTAGCAGCATAGTTATCAAAAAATCCAGCTTCATAGGGAGGTTCTCTTGATACTACACAATCTTGCCATTCATCAAAATATCTTTTTACTGCATAAGTGTTTGTTAATTGAAAGGTTAGAGTTACATCTGGATTTGCATAACCATAACCAACTTTCAACAATTCCATTCCTATTTGTCTATCATAAGTCAACAATTGTCTGCCAGGAAGATTTATAGCAGAACAAGTTAGTCTCAGTGTTTCTGCATCGTGTTGGGATGGTCTTCCTCCTGAAACTTTTCTCAAAGAATTAATTTGCGGAAGTTCTACTTCATACTGATTAGCAGAAGCGAATCCTTTTTGCTGTTGCAGTAAACTCTTGAATGTATCAGGACTAAATGCCATTTACATATTCTCCCTAATTATTCTTCTAGAATCCATATGTACATAAGGTTCTTTTCTTTTTCTAAAAAATGCTACTGGTAGATAAGAGGCAACTTCCCATTCGCTAGAATGAATCAATGCTAAGTTTCCTCTTATCCTAGACATTTTATATCTCTTAAAACAAGGTCGGAAAAATCTAAATCTGTTATTTTCATTTAGTATATCGTAAGTTAATCTAAATCTAGTTGTTTCGTCATATCTTTTATTATTCAATCTTACCATTTGGAGATTTTCTAGTAACCTTGCTCTGTAAATTAATGGCAAATAATGCAAATTTAATCCAGTGAAACCATCTTTAAGTTTTTTAACTGTTATCACTACAGGAAATCTATCATAATATGGTAGCGTTTCTTGTCCGATCGGATTGTATAGAAACATATACATTCGACCTATCGGAAAAACTCTTCTTGTCAACTCCAAGGGGTCTTCAGACATTAACTCTCTTCGATCAACTCTGGTTATTTCTTTCACTCTTTGTATAAACCAATCCCTAGACTCTTTTGTTCTAGGGTCGATCAAATTAGTCGATAACTCTTCTTGAAGGTCTTTTATTAAATTTGCCATACCGATATTTATAACAAATTTTCTATTTTCTTTTCTTAAATTTAGGCATCGGTTTTAGTTTTGACTTGATTTTGTTTGCAGACTTTGGCATTATATTTAAATTTTCTAATTCTTTTTCAGTCCAGATTTCAAATTTCCATCCTCGATCTTTTGCATATTCTGACGCTGCATTCCACTTGTTCATATTTTTTACATAGGTGAGGGATTCTTTTATGTATTGTTTTGTTTTTCTTTTACCGACTGGAGGTTTTGTTTGTTTCTCTGGTTTTATTTCTATTAGAAGGACAGTTCCTTCAGCAAACTTTATCTTGAGATCTATGAAATATCTGTGATATTTTTTATCAACATCATAATAATACGGTATGACTATTTCCTCAGAAGACCATTCTACAATGCTATTATTTTCATCGCACCACATGAAACACCATTTTTCCCACATGGAACGATAAATAATGTTGTTAAAATCCCCCTTGTACTTCTTAGGATTTTTTACTTTGTATTTTCCTGAATAAGTTTTCAAAACATATATAAATAATAGAAAATAAACACCAACTTATTTATAACAGGCATTAATATGGCACTAATATTTCCTACTGATAGGACAGCATATCAAGGGAAAATTACTTTCCAGGTTGTTGATGAACAACAAGCACAAGGGCAAGAACTAACCTCCGGTCAATCCGGTAATCTTTTCTTGGGCAATAATGGAGTAATACCAGTGCGCGGAGAGACTTGTACTCTTTATTTGCCGCCAGGATTGCAATTCTCAGACAACGCAGTTTACGATAATGTCGACCTCGGTATTATTGGAGCAGCAGTAGAGAAAGCAGGTCTAGGTGCTCTAGGAGCTGATGATCCTTCAGGTCAATCATATATTGATGGACTATCAAGTTCGGTCGGAGCTGACACTCCATATGGAAGAGTATTGGCAGGAATAGTTGCATCTAAAATGGGAGGGGCAATCGGTGGCGGTATAACTTCTGCGAATCGAGTCACCTTGAATCCAAATACAAGAGCACTTTTCAGAAGTGTCCCGTTACGAGAATTTGCCTTCACATTTAAATTAATACCTGTTAATGAAGAAGAAGCAAAAAATATAAAAGAGATTATAAAATATTTTAGAACAGAGTTATACCCCGAAAAAATTCCAGGAGGAACTACTGGAATTAGCGTTGGTTACAAATTTCCTAACAGGTTTTATATAAGAGTAGATTATAACGGAACAGAAATCGGAACCAAATTTTTACCTTCATACTTGAAGAATTTTATCGCAACTTATAACCCGAGTAATATGACTTTTTTTAAGTCTAACGGCGAATACTATCCTTCTGAGATTGATGTCACTATGACCTTCATGGAAGCGAAAGCACTGTCTAGAATAGATGTAGATGAAGGAGGTTATTAATGAGTAGTTATTTTAAACAATTCCCAAAAGTTCTTTATAAATTTGGCGATGAAACTTCTTCCGTTACATGGCAGCACCTTGGAACTTATATTGATTTAATTGATCAATTGAAAGAAGAAAAAACATATTATGAAAAGTATTACATACAAGAAGGCGATAGACCGGATGTAGTTTCTCAAAAATTGTATGATAACAGTAGTTATGGTTGGACTTTTTTTCTTCTTAATGATAAGTTAAGGGTAAGCGGTTGGCCTGTAAGTTCATATAGACTTTCTGAACTTGCAAAAAAATATTATCCTAATATTGTGGTTTCTACTGATTCTACAAGTTACCCTTCTTCTACTGGTGTTGCTACACCATTATCCCTTAGTGCATATTTTAAAGAAGGAAATTATGTATTATTAAGCAGTGTCGGGATCCCTGTCAAGATAATAAAAATTGATCATGATATGGGGCAGATATTTTTAGATTATCCTTCCGTAACTAGCGATATTGCATTATCTGCAATATCGACAGAGGAAGCATTAAGCATATTAGATGGTTCTTTAGCAGCTGTTGATGCAACGGTTTTAGATTTAGTAGATGTTTTTAGAATGTATCAACAATATAATGCACCTGCATATTTTCTAAACGGAAACGGAGAAAGAATAACTCCGTCTTGGTCTTCTACTTATCCTCATACAATGGATCAAACAACAATATTATCATCAACTATAGTTACATATTTTGATCACATAACTGCTGTTAATGACGCACAAAAGGACATAAAAATATTAAAGAAAGATGTCGTTCCACAATTGGTTGCGCAATTTACAAGATTATTGCAGGAATAGATTATGGCATTGCCTCAAAGTTCTGGTCAGGAATATAAGATTGAAAGTGCTATTATAACTTCAGACAGAAATTCTGATGAATATGATGTGAAGAGTTTTATCGCTGAGGTTTCTTTCTTTGAGCACATACAGAAACCGTATGTGACTGGTCAAATTGCTATAATGGATGACCATGGCATCATAAGCGCATTAAAATTTAAAGGAACAGAATTAATAACAATAACGATTTCAGCTGTTGATGAAGCACTTCTTGCAGAGGGATTGACATTCACTCATACATTTTTGATGAAATCTATCATCAAGACTTTTAAAACAACAGAAAAGACAGAAATATATGTATTTGAATTAATAGATCCTCATGCATTTTTAGATTCAAATATTAGAATTAGTAGATCTTATAAGGGTAAAATAGAAGAGATAGTAAAAAGGATTGTAATTAATGACTTAGGATTAGATATAGATTTTTCATATTATGCTCCATCTGCACAAAGCGCAATAAAAGTCATTGTTCCATATTTGTCTCCTCTTCAAGCTTGTGATTGGTTATTAGATAGAGCAACGAGCGTAAATGGTTCGCCTTATTTTCTTTGGGCAACATTATACGATTTTGATGAAGAAGGCACTAATGCTCTAAGACTCGGTAATTTAGATACAATGTTAAAAGCACCTGTTTTTAATGAAAACAATCCGTATCTTTTTTCAACAGCAGCTGCTGATGATACTGCTCTTCTTCCACTAGAAAAACAAGCAGTTATAGTTAAAAATATCAAAACTGTTAATATTGAAGATACGAGTCGAATGGTTAATGAGGGTGCTATAGGAAGTTCTATAAATTCTCTAGACACATTCACGAGTCAGAAATACAGTAGACATTTTAGAGTTAGTGAATTGTTGGATAAATTAAAAGATGATGGGGTGATACCAGATAACTCAACGCAAAATGTATTTGACTCTAAGCAATTAGTGGAATCGCCGAAAGAAATTAAAAGCACAGAAGAATATAATTCTGTGTTTTTTAATACTGTTACTTCATTTGGTACATATGGAAATTCTCACAGTTATCATGATGTTTTTAATCAGTCTCAAGCTTTGCATAAAGTTAGACAAAACTCTCTTAGATCTTTACTGACTAAAAATATGATTGATGTGACTATACCAGGTATTGCTTTTTTCGCTGCTCTAAAAACAGGACAATATGGAAAAGGAAAGGGAGTTTCTGTTGGCGATATAGTAAAAATTGATTTCTTAAATAGTGATGTGGATGCAACTGAAATTAAATATGATGAAGAGCGTTCAGGTTATTATTTAATATGGGCATTGAGAAATTTATATAAAGATACAGTTCACAATATAGTGATGACAATAACTAAATTAAACGATAATCCAAAAATATGAAGGCGATAAATCACAAATATTATGGCGATGATGTCAGATGGTTTCTCGGCACAGTCGTAGACAATTCTCCTCCTGCTGGACTAGAAGGTCGTATTCGAATAAGGATTTATGGCGTACATAACGAAAGCGTGAACGAAATACCTCAAGCTGATTTACCGTGGGCACAGGTAATGACTCCTTCAGATACTTTTGGAGTTTCTGGTTATGGTACAAGTTGTTCTATACTTCCTGGGGCATTGGTGTTTGGAATATTTTTGGACGGGATAGGATCTCAATTACCTTTAGTCCTAGGATCTTTGCCGCGAATTGAATATCCGACAAATGTTCAGGCAGCAGGAAGAGATGATATTGCAACGAACCCATTTAGTCTGGTGTTTACTCAAAGCAATGCTGATGCTATTGATCCTATAGAAATATTTGAAGGACCATTAGCAGATAAATTAACAGCAGCTTATTTCTTTATTGATAACGGTTATAATGCAAAAGAAGCATCATCAATCGTAGGAGTTTTAGAAGCAGCATCTAAATTAGAAACAGGACAATATGGAGATAATTTTGGAATTGCTGCTTGGAATGTTTTTTCGGATAGATGGAAACGGTTCTCTGCTTATACTGCTAGATTAGAACCTGCAAAAAAATTAACAGATTTTGACGCGCAATTAATATACGTTTTACATGAATTAAAAACAACGCATACTATCGCTCACTCTAAATTGAAAGCAGCAAAAGAAATAACAGGATCATTGAGTGGCGTGAGGGTTGATGGAATTACTACAAAAACAAATGGACAGGTTGCTGCTCTGATTAAATACTATATATCTAATTCTATAGAAGTTTCACAATCTTTGGCAGAAGGTATTGCTAATAGGATTTATAACAGTTTAGGTGCCAGATGAATATTAACGAATTAAACGATAATATAACAAGCCTTTGGGATGCAGCTGATCTTCAAAAACTGATTGATGTAAATTCGAGTGCTGTGAGACAATGGTTGTTTGACAACCTTTCTTATAGCGGTCGTTATTCTTATCTTGATGGAGAAAGATTTGGCGACACCGCATCTCAGGTTGGCAAAAATTTTGATTTTCAGGATGGATGGAAATCTCTAACTGAAGAGATTGATGATGTTGAGGGATTCACATTCGGCACTGGCATATTATATATTGATGGTGAGTTAGAAATAAACAAAGAAGATGTGATTGATGGAGATTGCTATGCTACAGTAGATATTAATGGAGTAGAATTGGTCGGTCAGGTTACTGCATTATCTTACAATCAAACAACAACTGAAACAGATGGAGGATGGCCGAGCGGTTT